AAATAGACGGAGAGTACAAAGTTGTTCAGCTTCCGCACGAGGCAGGCAAGGTGATGCACGTCAACAAGTTGCTAGTGAAAGACCGGAAACGCAATTTGCTGATCGTGGATTTCGTGAAGGAGGCTTACAGCAAGGGACGCTTCGTACTGGTGCTGTCGGACCTGAGCGTGGACCTGTATCTAGCCGATCTGCGTCGGTTGCTGTCGGGCTCGGGCATCCCGGATAAGGAAATTGCCTACTACATCGGGGGCATGTCGGAGGAGCAGCGCGATGAGGCGGTGAAGAAGAAGGTGGTGCTGGCGACGTACTCGATGGCGGCGGAGAATACTGATGTGCCGTGGTGGAGTGCGCTGGTGCTGGCCACTCCTCGGGCCAATGTGAAGCAAGCCATAGGCCGTATTTTGCGGGAGCATCCCGACAAGCCGCAGCCGGTGATTCTCGATATCGTGGACAGCGATAGCCCTGTGTTTACTCAGTACTATGCGGCGAGGAAACGCCTGTATTTATCTCAGGAGATAGGTGGTACGGTAGTGCCGGTGGCGACGAGTTGATTAACTTCTATTCATGGTATACTCACCGCCTTTGAATAGATGGAGCTGACATGACGAACCACGGGCAGACTGCGACCGCCAAAACCAAGTTTCAGATTTGGTACGAGCGCAATCAGAAGAAGCTCAGTCGGAAGCGCCGGAAACGGTACCGGACGGATAAGGCTTACCGCAAGAAACAGTTGAAAAGCACGAAGTTGTGGCGGGAACGCACTCGGGAACAGCGGCGCAAGAATCGGCCCCCGAAAACTCGGTTTACGGTGGGAGAGGCTGCGGCCAAGATCGGGTGCTATCCCCGGACGATTCAAAATCTGGAGCGCAGCGGGTTGCTGCCGGTGATGACGGATGGCGTCAAGCATCGCAGTTACACGGTGGCTCAGATCGAGTTGATGGGGAAGCTGATCGACTTCCGGCAGAAGGCGCACTACAAGACCAAGGGCTATGCGGCGACAGTGCGGCGGTTGGCAGCGATGATTCAAAGGAAGTGGGGGAACAGTGGGCACAAAAAATAATCCGGGACTGCACGACTGCTACGCGGCGGCGGAAGGAGACGAGCCGATATTTGTGCTGCTGGCGCGGGACAAGTCGGCCCCGGCTCTTGTGTTGGCGTGGGCGATGGAGCGCAAGAGGCTGATTGATGCGGGCAGTAAACCCGCCGAGGATTTGGACAAGGTGGGGGAGGCAATGGCCTGTACCCATGACATGATTCGGTGGCAGAGACACCACCGACCTTAAAGGAGTGGCGATGGCAGTCAACATAAAGAAGTCGTCTAAGAAGGCGGCGGCGGTGAAGTATCTGGAGCAGGTAACGGGGCATCCGGTTACGGGTGTTTTGAGCAAGAAGCACAAGGATGGGGGCGCGGAGGATTCCACCACCGATGAAGGTTTCGTGGTCGCCACCAAGCCCATGTGCTACGTGACCATGCGGGCGGGCAAGACGACCAATCTTGGAAATTTTGAAAGCGTGAAGTTTGAAGTGTCGTTGTCTCACCCCTGTATTCCGGGAGAGGAGGATGAGACGTTCCTGAAAACTAAGGGGTGGGTGGACAGCAAGCTGGCTTCATTGATCGAGGAACTCGAAACGGCGATAGTGGACAGCGGCAAAACAAAGGAGTGAGTAGTGGCTAAAGAATCTGACCAAGTAATTTCCGGGCTGCATAAGGAAATGGGGGAGCGCGTGGGGGGAAAGAATTTCAAGATTCCCGAGATAGAGCGGGTGCCCATCGGGATATTCCCCCTTGACTTTGCCATTGGCGGTGGGATTCCAGTCAATCGGGTGTCGATCATCTACGGCCCTGAGTCCAGCACCAAGACCAGCTTGCTGTTGAAAATTATCGCGGCTTTTCAGAAGCGCAAGCAGACGGTGGCCTTGATCGAGACTGAGTACTCGCTGGAGCCTAAGTGGGTTGAGCAGATGGGTGTCAGCATGAAGGATTTGGTGCTGTTCCGCCCGACGACTGCCGAACAGGCGGTGGACATGGTGCAAGCCATACTTCACGCCGATGACGTAGGGCTGGTGTGCCTCGACTCGGTGGGCTCGTTGGTGACGGCCCACGAGATAGAGAGCGAGAGCGGGAAGCGTACGGTGGCCGGGGCCTCGATGCTCACCACGGAGTTGATGAAGAAGATCGTGTCGGCGTTCAACACGGAGTCCCAGCGTGGGCATTTTCCTACGGTGGTGCTGGTCAATCAGATACGCAGCAGAATTGGGGCGATGTACCAAGACCCGGAAATTATGCCCGGAGGCAATCTGCTCAGGTTCGCGGCGAGTTTGACGATTCGGCTCTACGCCAAGGACAAGATGGTGAAGGAAATCAGCGACAAGGTGCCCGCCTACAAGGAGGTCAAGGGCGCGATACGGAAGCACAAGATACCGATTGCCAGCAAGAGTTTCGAGTACGACATGTGCATCGTGAACAAGAACGGCCTCAAGGTGGGTGACGTGGACGCATGGCCTACGGTAGTGGCCTACTTGAAGCAGACCGGACTCATGGCCAAGCAGGAGAAGGGCGGCTGGACTTGTCTTGGGAAAAAATTCAGCACGATTGAGCAGGTCAAGGAGTTGTACGACACTGACCCCGCTTCCCAGTTGGCGATCAACGAGAAGCTGTTCGAGTCAGCCGCCCTGCTGCCCCCGGAGGAAGCATGAGATTCCCGGCACCTACCCTTGGTCCCGATGAACGGGAGATTAGCTTCGGTGCGCTCCCGCCGTTGCCAGTGGGCTGGCACGTTATCCAACTTGACAGCGGGCACTACATGGCAACGGATGGCAACCGCGAAAGTGCGATCACTGTCAATCGTTATCATGCCCGGAAGTGGGCTTTCGATATGGCTAGGAAGTGATGGTGAGTAATCCTTTCTTGCGCCGGGTGGCTTCCCGGAGAATCGGGCATTCCGGGCGGCGTAGCGAGAAGCGGGTAGCGAAGTCCCTCGGGAAGAAGTTGGTGCCGGGGAGTGGTGCCAGTCCCGGTGCGAAGGGGGATATCCGCCTCGACCGGATGCTGTTGGAGGCCAAGGCTACGTCCAAGGGCAGCATCCGTATCCAGAAGGCGTGGCTGGACAAGATCACGCGGGAGGCACTGGCCACTAACCGTACCCCGGCGTTGGTGGTATCCTTTGTGACCCCGGCAGGAGAGAAGCTCCGGGGAGGAGACTGGATTTTGGTTCCCAAGTACTGCCTCGAATAATGCTGTTCCTGAAAAAAACACTGGAGTCGAAGAAGCAGCGGGCGAAGGGCATTGTGTCCCTGCTCGATTCCAAGCTGTCGGGATTCAAACCGTCCCGCTCCTACCGTGAGATTCATGTTTCCATGCTCACGGATGGTGCTGGCTTTTGCCCACGAGAAGTTGCCCTGCTACAGCTCGTGGGTAAGCAGCGAAAGGGCAAGTACATTTCGACGGCGTTGCAGGTAGCCTTCGACAACGGCGCGGCGTTGCATGATCTGACGAGGAATGTCTGGCTTCGGGATGAGGTCGTTGGGTGCTGGCATTGTCCCGGATGCGGTGTGCAGGTGGGGTTTTCCAAGCGGCCTAAAGGTCGTTGCCCGAAATGCCTTCGTGCCATGTGGGAGTACCGGGAGGAGGTCTTTATTGACCCGGCTACGAAGGTGTCGGGCTCGATTGATTTTTTCCTCGATCTTGGGGAAGGTAAGTTGGTGATGTGTGAAACCAAGAGCATCGGCAAGGATGATTTCAAGGCATTGCGGGCTCCGCTGGCGGAACATCGAGTGAGGACGCAGACCTACCTGACCTTGATCGCTCGTAGCGGTAGGCCCGAGGTAGGGCGGATAGAGTTGGGATATGCTCGGGTGCTGTATATCTCGAAGGGTTACGGGGCGAAGGATGAGGTTCATGGCAAGGTGATTCCGTTCCGGGAGTTCGTGGTGGACCGGAATGATGATGTAGGAGGGGCCATGCTGGCCAAGGCGAGCCCGGTATTGGAGTTCCGGGAGGGGGGCCTTATCCCCCAAGGTATTTGCCCTACGGCCTACACCCACAGGGCCAAGGGTTGCGCGGTAGTGGCTGAATGTTTCAGTGGCAAGTTTCCAGCGGGTAGTTGTGTTGCGGTGAAAGAATGACGGTCAAGATCAAGAACAGTGCTGCCCTCTCGTTTCCCATGAAGGTGATGGGGCTTGACGTGTCCACTAAAACCGGGGCAGTGCTACTGGACTCGAAAGGCAAGGTGTTGCTGGCCAAAGAGATTGATCTTCCAGCGATGAAAGGCAACGGCTCGGCGGCGCGGATTGACCGGGTGGTAGCTTTGTACGGCGCAGTGTTCAGGTTGTTGTCCGATCACCGGGCAGGGTTGGTGATGATCGAGGGGTACGGTTACGCGAACGCACACACGCTGGCCTTGCTGGTGGAGCTGGGGGCGCTCGTGAGGTATGCCTGTGTGCAGGTGCAGGTGCCCTTTGTGGAGGTCGCTCCGGGGATGCTGAAAAAATACATCGCGGGCTCAGGGGCGGCGAAGAAAGACCTGATGCGGCTGGCGGTCTACAAGAAGTGGGGCTTTGAGCATCCCTCGGACAACGTGGTGGATGCCTACGCCTTAGCGCAGCTAGGGAGGGTCTACTCGGGGGCGGTATCCCCGGCCCATGCCTACGAACGGGACGCCTTGAAAAAGCTCAAGGCGGCGAGTCTGAAATGACAATAATTTCAACGGTTTACGACTGTGCAATTGGCTGCAAATAAGATTGACTAACCGGCTGATTCGGTTATACTCATAGGGCGGGGTTTATACCTTGAAATTTACCAACTCGAAAGGAGTGCAGACATGGCAGTGACGAAAACGACACCCAAATCAGTTTCCGAAAAACTGGTCAAGGGCGTGAAAGCGAAGGTGGCGAAAAACGATTTGTTCGTGGAAGTGGCCTCCGAGGTCGAACACCTGACGAAGGCCAAGGCGTTCTCGATGGTCAGCACGTTGCTGGAAGATGTGGAGTCGAACCATTTCCGGCTCGGCGGCGTCTTGTCCCGGATTCAGGAGCAGTCCACGGAAGATGATGCGTGGCTGTCCGGCCAGACCTCTTTCCGCGATCTGGTGCAGGAAACCTTCGGCCTTCACTACCGGAAGGCGATGTACCTGATCGACATTTACCGCAATCTCGTGGAGAAGCAGATTCCGTGGGAATCGGTGAAGGGCCTCGGCTGGACGAAGCTGAAAGAACTGGCCAAGGTGCTGACGCCCAAGAACGTGGACGGTTGGGCCAAGCGGGCCGAGAAGATGACGGTGTTGCAGATCATCGAGTCGGTGAAGAAGGCGATGGCCAAGGGCGGCTCGGATGCCAAGATGGGCGACCCTTCTACCGTCAGCACGATGACGTTCAAGGTTCACGAGGACCAGAAGGACGTGATTCGCAAGGCCCTCGACAAGATCAAGAAGGCGACCAAGACCGAGTTCGATACCGTCGCGTTGCACAACATGTCGGCGGCGTATCTCGGCAATGCGATCACAGTGGAGGTCGTGGAAGCCGAAGCCAAGGAAGCCAAGGAGCCCACCAAGAAAGACAAGCTGGCCAGCCTCACTACCTTGATGACCGAGTTGGGCCACAAGGAAGTTCTCGGTGTGTTCGAGAAGGTCTTTCCGAAGATCGACCTTGAAGTGACCGAGAACGAGTAAGCGGATTTCGGAGGCAGGTCGGCAATCTAAAAGGGGGCTATTCACGTAGCCCCCTTTATTTTTCATGGAGGGTAGCGTGGCGATTAGGTTTGTGGTGAAGCCCAAGCCGCAGCCCGTGCCGGAAGCAGTTTCGGTTGCGGCTGAGGTTCCGAAGGAAGAACCGAAGAAAACCAGTGGCAAGAAATTTACCCTCAAGGCGGGCTCACCTTCGCAGGTGATGCAGACTGTTACGGGGTTTCAGGTATTGCCCACGGCGGATTTGTCCGAGATTATGGGGGCGAGGAAGTTTCTCGTGCATCGAGTCAAGGCGGGGGTCTGGTATGAGATTCTCAGGTACGATGGTGACGGCCCCCAGCCTTGTCTCAAGCTGCGCTCCCCGAGAGGGTTGGTGTTCGACTCGAAGCCGGACATTACTACCGCGAAGAAGTACGCCGTGGTGGTGGGGCCTATGGGGCTGGCGGAACCCTCCAAACAGGTGATGGAGTTAGTCCGGGCTGCGTCGGGGGCCACTCCAGCAGCCTATACGGGGGCTGCTCAGGGGGTTTAGCCGGGGCGACGGTTCACTATCCATTTACAACAGGGGAGTATTTCACGGTGGTAAAATTTAAGGCGCAGGGTGCAGTTAATTGCACGAAACCGGGGTATAATCAGGGGATGCGTATTCTCACTATCGGGCATAGCGTTTTACCCCTCGATCAGTTCATCAAGAGGCTGAAAGAGGTTGGGGCTACTTTACTGGTGGACGTTCGCAGCCGCCCGTATTCCCGTTATCAGGAGCAGTTCAACCGGGAAGCGTTGCGGATTGGTTTGGAGAATGCCGGGATTCAGTATCGGTGGGAGGGGAAGTTTCTCGGCGGGCTCGGTGGTACCCAGATCACTAACCCCGGATTCATTGCGAGCATGGAGCGGGTCTTGGCTTCGACCAAGCACCACGTCCCGGCTTTGATGTGTTCCGAGAAAGACCCGAAGGGATGCCATCGGGCGATGAAGCTGACGGCGTGGCTGATGCGTAACTCGAAAGCAGAATGCTTCCATATACTGCAAACGTCACCCGGTTTGGTAGAGGCGGGGGAATTTGAAAAGAAGCAGAAGCCCTCGTGGGGATGGCATGAACTGTTTCCACAGGGAAAATACGGCGCAAAGCCGTAGGAGTTGACAGCCCAGCTTGGCTTCCCGATAATCCGTGACACAGCTTTTTAGCTGTGTGACATTTAATCCACGGTTCGTCTAGTCTACTAGGACGCTGCTCCTTTCAGGGCGGAAAGGGCGGAGAGTAACCGCACCCGTGGACCACTAAGGGAATGCCTGTGTCGTTGGAAAAGCCCGATGCGCTGTTCCGGGGTATCACCCCTGTCAGCGCCCGCCGTGTTCTAAAGCTGTTCCTAGAAGAAAAAGGTGACGCCCTCAAGAAATGGGTAGTGCCTTGCGCGGGGCAATTCACTGTTCCCGAGGCACTGGTGGATTTTGGAGTTCCCCCCAGCAGCATCGTCTGCTCGGATATCACCCTGTTTTCGTCGGTGTTGGGTTACATCGCCAGCAAGAAGCCTTCCCTTGACCCCCTCGGGTTCAAGCCTGTTTCTCCCCGGATGCAGGAGGCCCTCAAGGATTTCACGCCCAAGTCTGTGCTGGAGCAGGCGGCGCTCATTCTTTACGCGATCAAGTGGACCCAGCTAGACAGCGCCAAGGATTTTTTCCGATACCAGCGCCTTGCGTTTGAGTCTGATCGGCAGCGCATTTTCACGCAGTACGTAGACACGATGGGGAAGCTGCTCGGCAAGCTCGGCGGGAGTGGCTACGAAATCCGGGATGCGTTTGACCATGTGCAGTCAGTTGCACATGAGTCGGAGGCCGCGATCTGGTTCAATCCTCCCGGCTACAAGGGCGGCTACGGGAAAATGTTTGACGCTAAGGGTCACTATGTTTGGGAGGCCCCCGCTATCGCTGAGATTGACCCTATCAAGAATTCTGTGTTCATGGCGGCGTTGACGGAAGCCGAAGCCACTGTTCTGGCCTACATGACTGAGGGCCATGCCCTTGAAGGAACGCCTCCGGGGTGGAATAAATGCTATACCGCGATCAACGACAAAACCCGCAAGCGGTCGTACATCCTGTGCAACAAGTCCGTGAAGCTCGTGGTGCCTGTCAGGAAAAAAGAGACGCCGCTCGGTAAGCTCTATCCGCTGTACGATGACCGGGAAATCACTGCGAAATCGAAGATCAGCCTGCTCCAGTGCAGCAAGGAGCTGGCGCTGTATTACTACGATCTGTTCGTGCGCGAGTTGGGAATGGTGGTGGCTCAGAAGTACTACCTGTTCATGATTGATGGCCGGGTCGCCGGGACGTGCGGATTTTTCCAGCAGTTCTGGTTCGTGAAACGGTTGCCGGTGCTGTATGAGACCTTTGGCTTGTCGATGACCAGCGAGAAGTACGCCCGCCTCGGGCGGTTGCTGATGGGGGCCATCACCTGCTTGGAATTCAAGAAGCAGTACCTCACGGAAGCCGTAAAGACGGACAAGCTGTTCTGCGATTTGAAAATGTTGCGGACAACGTGCCTGACCAAGTACCCTGAGTCGAAGAAAAATCGGGGGTTGCTCAAGCTCGTGAAGCGTGAGCGTATGGCGAACGGGCGCTTTTATCTGGTGTATGAAACCGAGTGGCACAAGCGGGGGTACTCCGATGTAGTCACGGAGTGGGTTGGTAAACACGCTCAACATGGAAGGGAGAGCTGATGGCTGTCGTTCTCAAGAAGAAGAAACCCGTGTCGGTATCTACAAGCGCGAAGGTGGTTGCGCTTCACGCGCCCACGGGCGAACCCGCGAAAGTGGTGCAGCCCATCGTCAGCTATCCGCTGGGGGAGGGGTTGGAGATATGGAAGGTGCCGATTGCGATGTTGAAAGAGCAGTCGGTCAATGCGCGTTCCATGTCCCCGGAGGCTTTTCTCCAGTTGTCGGACAATATCACCCGAGATAAACGGCTGGAGTCGTTGCCGCTGTGCGCGGTCACGCCTAACGGGCTGGAGATTATTTCGGGGCACCATCGGGTGCGGGCTGCTCGGAAAGCGGGCATAGACCTGATTTGGGTGCTGGCGGATATCACCGGCATCAGCCGTGATCGGCTACGCGCCAAGCAGTTGGCTCACAATTCCTTGCAGGGCCGGGATAACCCCGACTTGGTGAAGCAGATTTTTGATTCGATCAAGGACGTGGAAGCCCGGATAGAGGCGTTTATCGACCCTTCCCTCAGCCCGATTGATACTGCCCCGGTCAATCTTTCCACGAAGGATTTGGATGTTCAGTTCAATACGCGCATCGCGGCGCTGGCGTTTATCGAGCCGCAGATGGTGGAGTTGAAGAAGGCTCTGGTGCTGCTCGAAAAAATACAGGAAGTGGACGAAGTTTTTTTGTCGAAGAAGGATGAGTACGATCTGCTGATCGCCACGATGGATAAAGCCAGTCATGCGTTCAACATCACGTCTACCCCCACGCTGCTTGCCAAAATGTGCGAGGTTGTCAGCGCCCATATAGAGCCCCTTCTGGTGGCGAAAGCCAAGGAGGCGGAAATTAAGGCTGCTAAAGTTGAGAAGAAAAATCCGGGCGACAAGTAATGGCCGTCACCCTTCATCGCAAGCCCGGAGCCAAGCCGGGAGCCAAGCCCAAGTTTGATTGGGCGATCATCCGCAATGATTTTGTGCAGAGGAATTTGCTCGGCACGGATGGGAAGCTCTACACGCTGGAGGAGTGCGCTCAAAAGTGGGGTATCTCGTACGGCAGGCTGCGGAATGTTGCTGCCAGCGAGAAGTGGATTGAGCAGGTCAAGGCGGACAAAGTTAAGCTGATCGGTAAGTCCTTGGAACGGGCCAAGGATGACGCGGTATTCAACGAGGTTGAGATTCGTACCCGACAAGCGACCTACGCCAAGCTGGCGCAGACCAAAGCCATTCTCCGGCTACAGGCGATAGAGCCTGACACGCTCACGGTGCGGGAAGCCACGTTGCTGTTGCAGTTGGGTTTCATCAGCGAGCGGAAAGCTCTCGGGCTCCCTGACACTTTTAGCGTGGACGTGAATCCGTCCAATATCATCAGCAGGGCTCATGAGATTTTCGAGCGCAAGCTGGCCGCAAACCAGAATGTTGAGAAAGCTCTCGCGGAAGCCTTGAGAATCATCGACACCGAATTCGAGGAGAAATCAGATGAGGGTATCAACCGTCCAGCCGTTCTCTAACTACCGAGAGTTTTTCCGCAAAGTGTTCGGCCCGGTGGTAGGGGGCCGATTGTTTTCTGTGCCTGACGCGCTGGGGCATACGTACGAAGAAAGAGAAGCCTATTACCGGATGCTTGCCGCGCAGTTGGCGCAAACAGTCCACGGGGAACGGCACACCAGTTTCGACAAGCAGTACCGGGTAGTCCCGGTGGACATTGAAACCTTCGTGCGTGATCGGTTTTACCTGAACATGGACATGGAGATTTATCCGACAGTGCTTCCCTACCTGATCGAAATGAATTCAGGGAAGTACGTGGAAGTGGTGCTGACCGGGGGCATCGGCTCGGCCAAGACGACCTTGGCGTTGTTGACCAATGCGTATCAGCTATACCTGCTGTCGCTCACTCGCAATCCCCATGCCGTGTTCAATCTCGACAAGGCTTCGGAAATAGAGTTGATTTTTCAGAACATCACCGCGACGTTGGCGGAGAGTGTTGACTTCGCCCGGTTCAAAAGCCTGATCGACCACAGCCCGTATTTCAACAGGTACTTTCCGTACAACAAGAATTTGAAATCAGAGCTGCATTTCCCGAACCGTATTATCGTGAAGCCCGTGTCCGGTTCGAGCTTGGCCACGCTGGGCCAGAACGTGATCGGCGGTTTGATTGACGAATTGAACTACATGGCCGTGGTGGAGGGCTCGCGCCGAGCGGTGGATGAAGGAATCTACGATCAGGCAGTGGCACTCTACAACAGCATTTCCCGCCGCCGCAGGTCGCGGTATCTCAAGCAGGGACGCCTACCGGGCATCCTGTGTCTGGTGTCCTCGAAGAAATATCCGGGGCAGTTCACTGACCAGAAAGTTGAGGAGGCCAAGAGTGACCCGACGATCTACGTCTATGACAAGCGTGTGTGGGATATCAAGCCCGATTCGTTCAGCAAGAAAAAGTTTCGGGTGTTCGTGGGGGATGATTTCCGCAAGCCCCGCATTTTGTCGGACAAGGAAGTGGTGAAGGAGAAAGACGGCTCCTTGATGGTGGAGGTGCCTGATGATTTCCGGGTGGATTTCGAGAAGGATATTGTGAACGCGCTGCGCGAGATTGGCGGGGTGTCTCACCTTTCCCGTTCTCCCTTGATACTGGATTATGAGGTCATGGTGAAGTGCTTCAAAAAGCGGGACTCAATTCTCAGCCGGGAGGTTGCGGATTTCGTAGAGCGCGATTTGAAGGTTTACAAGGAGACCTTTTTCAAGCCCGAGCTGCCGCGCTGGGCGCACATAGATTTGGGCCTGACCAGCGACAATGCCGGGGTAGCGATTGGCATGGTGCCGGGATTCATGGCGGTAAACCGGAGTGGGAGCAAGGAAATGCTGCCCCTGTTTCGGTTTGATGCTGTGCTGGCGGTCGCTCCCCCCAAAAACGGGGAGATTTTGTTCTGGAAGATACGGCGGCTGCTTTATTTGCTGCGGGAAATGGGGCTGAACATCAGGTGGGTTTCGTTCGACACCTATCAGTCTGTCGATTCGATGCAGTTGCTACGGCAGCAAGGTTTTGTGACCGGCATACAATCGGTTGACACGACGGGAGTTCCATACGACTTTTTGAAGTCGGCGTTTTACGATGGCCGGGTGGATTGCCCTGAGCATGAAGTGGCCATGAAGGAGCTGCGCGATCTGCAACGGGATGAGAAAACGGGCAAGGTGGACCACCTTCCGAACGGCAGCAAGGACTGCACAGATGCAATGGCGGGGGTGGTCTACGGCTTGACGATGCGGCGTGAAATCTGGATTGAGCATGGTGTGAGCCCGGTGGCCTTCTTTCAAAAGACGGAGGGAAAGGTGTCCCCGGTCAGGGGAGCCACGACGATGGCGGAAAAGCTGAAAGACCCGGACTTTACAAAACACTTCAATGTGGTAAAATAAGAATACTGCATGATGCGTGGGGCATCGTGCAATTAACTGCATGGAGGCTACGATGGGAAGTTTGGACATTGCGATGAAGGTGCTGGACTTCGTGAAGAAACATCCGGGGAAGGAGCTGCGTTCCAAGATGATTGCCAAGGGGGTGGGGGCCAGCACAGTCGGGACGCAGGGAATCATGCGCCGGGTTATCCGGCTGGCTCAGGAGCCGATTGTGGAAGGGCGCTATGGGCGGGAGATAACCTTCCGCTACATGCCCCCCGATGGAGCGACTATCCCCTTGGCCCCTTCGGCTAATGGGGAAGTCACTGTGAGCATCCCGACCGAGGGTGGTCCGGTTTCTCTCACGATGCCACAGGCCCGCAAGGTGTACGCCCAGTTGGGAGCCTTGTTCGGGCAACTCCCACAGGGGTAGTCTACCTAAAGTAGATTGACTGCCGGATAAGGTGCTGTAGAATGACTCGGGTTCCATCTTTTTCAAGGAGTCATCCATGCCTTATTCGGCAGCGGGGAAGAATCTCATGCTGGACGCCCTCAAAGGCACAGCACCAGTCGTACCCATCACTCACGTAGGGCTGTACGACGAGGACGCCGCGATTGCAGCGGTGACCGGCGTAGCCTCGACGGATATCCTCACCAAGGTTGGCCACGGTCTTGTCAACGGCAACCTCGTAGTGCTGAGGAGCTTGACCGGGGGCACCGGACTGTTCACCGAAATTCCCTACTACGTGGTGGGAGTCTCGGGCAACGACTTCCAGCTTTCCCGCGTGTCGGGTGGTCCAGCTATCGACTTCACCACGAACATCACCACAACGGAAGTGGTCAGGCTGGTGGAAGTTTCCGGGGGCGCTCCCGCGTATGCGCGAGCGGCCATCGCGTTCAATGCGGCGTCCGATGCTTCGATGGACGACTCCACGAACGGAGCAGTGGTGGACGTGCCAGCCGGATTCACGATTAACTACGTGGGTTTTTTCAGTGCGCTGGCGGCGGGCACTTTGCTGGCCATTGACTCGGTGACAGCCGAAAGTTTCGGCGGGCAGGGCACCTACACGGTAACGGACGCCGATCTGGACCTGCGAGCGGGCGGCTTCTAACCGATTTAGCAGGACAGTAAGCGCCCGCTCTGGACAAGGGCGGGCGTTTTTTTAGGAGGGTCAGGTCATGAGTCTGTACACCCGTATTCTCGGAATTGACGACCCGAAGCTGCAAGTCCATGCGCTGATGGCTGCGCTGGGTGAGTTCGAGCGCGGCAAGATGACCGGGGCTGAGATTGAAGCCGCGTTCGGGCTGAGTCCCAGCGAAGGTGCTGAGGCTGCGACTCTGGAAGGGCGAGTGCTTTACCCGCAGGAGTCTGTTTCCATCGGTGGCCGCATTGTCCTGACGAATGTCGGAGTAGCCTACGATTCCACCCCGGAGTCCCTTGGGCTAGGTATATGTGCAGTGCAGCTTGCCGGGATTACGCAGGTCACGTTCGGAGTGGCCGTGAACAAGATCGGCAGCGGCACCCAGTCGTGGCAGTTGTGGAACGAGACGGACGGTGCCGAAGTTGGCGTGATTGATGACGCTGGGGCCACCGGGGTCAAGGTGCTTCAGACTACGCTCAATTTCAGCCCCGCCCTCAATGCTGGAATCAAGGTGGTGCGGGTGCGAGCCAAGAGTACCACTGCGGCAGATGACCCGATTTTTCTCGGGGCTACCATGCTGATTCGCCGGATTGAGAAACTGACCTCGGTGGAGTTGCATGAGATTCTTTTGCTGGGGGAAGGTAACTTCAAGTACGGAACAGAAGCCGCATTGAAGGCGCGGCTGGGAGTCTAACTTGGCTCTCGATAGAAAAGTCGGTTCCTTTAGCACCGGGACCGGCGCGATAGGTACTACAGTAGTTGTTTCTGGCCTTGGCTTTCAGCCGAAGGCCATCATCTTCTGGTGGTCAGGCACTACCAGTTCCGTCAATGCCGTCACCGAGCAGGACCATTTTCATGGCTTCGGCTTTGCCGTAAGCCCTACTGATCGGCGGGCGGTAACCGGCTCCAGTGACCATGCGGCAGCGGGAGGCGGAACAGACCACGGACACCGTGCTGATGCTTGCGTGATCGGTGTAGGAATCGGTGGTGGCTTCAATGCCATGCTCGATTTGCAGAGCATGGACGTGGATGGTTTCACCCTTGTAGTTGATGATGCGTTCCCGGCGTCTCGGCGCATTTCGTACCTCGCGCTCGGCGGCAGTGATATCACCGATGCTGAGACCGAGCAGATCATCATGCCGAGCGCCACCGGCACGGTGGACTACACGACGCTGGGCTTTCAGCCAGACGTGGTGTTTTTCATCAGCGCAACTATCACGGCTAATCCTCCGGGGGAGACAGGTGATAGCACCGTCATGTTCGGTGTTGCTACAGGATCGGGGCAACAGTTCGTGGTTGCAGGTGGCAGCAATGATGGTTCGGCCACCACCAGCACCCGCACCTATCATCAGGATGCGGAATGTATCGCCCGCATGGGTACGGCCCTTGATGGGGTGATGACCGGCAGGGCCGAGTTCACCACGTTCCTCGTGAATGGCTACCGGCTCAACTGGCTGGAAGGGGACAGCGGAGCGAATACCCGTGTGCATGTCCTCGCGCTGGGGGGCACTCTCAAAGCGAAGGCCGGGAGCTTGCTGTCGCTCACCAGCTTGGCGGCTATTGCGACTTCGGGAGTAGGTTTCCTGCCGAATACCCTGCTGCTCGGCTCAGGCACGATGGCCGAGTCCGTGCAGGACACCGGCACCAATGACGATCATCGTTGGAGCGTAGGCGCTGCGGACGGCACTACGGAAGTCGTGCAGGGCATCCGAGACCATGACGGTGTGGCCACCACTGATGTGGCGACAGCCCTCAACGTAGATAACGTCTACTTGCGACTCAATCCCACAGCCGCGAGCATTGATGGGTCCGCCACCTTCACCAGCTTTGACTCGGACGGCTTCACCCTCACGCAGACGGATGCAGACCCGACAGCTTCCTTCATAGGATGGCTGGCGATGGGTTCTGCGGCAGCGTTCGCGTTTTCAACAATCGTAGCTATTTCGGGGGATGGTGCAGTAGCGGCAGCGGCCACGACGCAACGGTTTGCCTCGGTGTCCGTGAGTGCGGACGGCGCGGTTGCCTCTGTGACACAGAAGAATGGCGTGGTGTCGGCCAGCGTAGCGGGTGATGGTGCGATCAGTTCGACGGCGGCGAAGGATGGCCAGCAAGCAACCTCGGCTTCCGGGGATGGTGCGGTTGCAGCTACCGGCACCAAGCAAGCGTACGTGCTTTCGTTCGTGTCCGCCGATGGGCAGGTCACGGTAGTTTCAGAGGAAGGCGGGCTGGCCGCGACTACCGTTTCGGGCGATGGTGAAGTCAGTGCCCTCGGATTCAAGAGCGCCTTCACTACTGGCTCTGTGTCTGATGATGGGCAGGTCAGTGTCGAGTACAGCATAGCGGCGCAAGCTCATCCCCAAGTGCATGGGGATGGGATGGTCAACGTCGAGGCCACCAAGAAAGCCTTCTCGGTCGTTTCCGTTGACGGCGATGGATTCACTATCAGTCAGCCTCATGCAGTTGTCAGTGTCTCGGGTGACGGTGCGGTAGCAGTTGTTGGCCAGAAGAATTTCTCCGATCAGGTAGCGGTCAGTGCTGACGGTGCGGTGGTGGCCACGTCCCACAAGGGCGGGCAATCCACGGCCAGCACTGCCGGGGATGGTGCGCTCAGTTCGACGGCCACGAAGGAAGGCGAGTCCGGCACGTCAGTTTCAGGGGATGGCGAGACTGCTCCGACAGCTACGACGGCGCGATTCAGTGATGTGCTTTCAATCGGCGGTGGTGGGGCGGTAGCTGTAGGTGAGGAGGGGGCACAGCAGACCGCGCAAGTGTCAGGCGACGGTGAGGTAGTTGCCGTTGGATTCAAGGCTGCGTTTGGTTCGGTAACGGTCGATGGCGACGGCCTCCAAGAAACTTTCGTGCCCCCGGACCTTTACCAGATGGAGCTTTCGTTGGATGATGAGGGTGTGGTGGGTGTGTTCACCCGGATGACGTTCGAGTTCTTTTCGCCGTAGGAGGCGATATGCACAACCCAGCGACAGAAGTGCCGGAAAGTTCTACGTCCTACTTGAAGGTCGTGCTGCGGGATTCCCTGAGTGCGTTGGTAAACCCGTTCACCCTGCATTATGAGATTCGGTGCCTGACCACGAACAGGTTGATTCGGGCGCTGACTCCTTGGCCTTCCCCGACAGCCAAGACCACGATCAAGCTGACTTCTGATGACAACGCCTTGCAGGTGCCGACCAATGCACGGGAACGGCGCAGCGTCACAGTGATTGCCAACATGGGACTCGATGACCAACTGCTCGATGAGTTCCGGTACGCGGTGCTGAATTCGAGGTCGCATCCGGCGTAAGGCTGGTGTAAGATTGCAACTAGCTGCACGAGGCAATTGCCACGAGTTCTAGGCAATTGCCACGGGAGCGGGGCCACTACCCCCCGGCCCAGCGCCCAGCGAGGCACCACGGGGCGGGGCTGGCCTCTCCGAGGCTGCTCGGGGGCTTGGGTATCCCCCCTTTTCCTACTCCCCCCCCCCC